ATGCTCATCGGGAGTAAATCCTCGATTTTGTGTTGTCTGTACGTTGACGATTGGATCGCTAGGTACGTCAAAATTTAATTTAAACATTATTGTTTATCCCTCACAACTTTACCCACACGATAATCTTGTGTGGTTTCTTTAGCTTCTCCCAACATTTTTAATCCCATAACAGCTTCTTGAAATCTTGCATCATAAGATTGCATTATGTCCGGCTCACCTTTCATAAAAATGTAAGCCTCAACCAATGATCCATAAAGCATAGCTAATTCGGCATTTTCGCTCAACCACGTTGTCCCGGTTCCTGCACCTAAAGTTAAACTGGCGGGCCTTGATAAATACTGAATTTCAACGGTGTAATCCTGATCAGGAGTTGGAGCTAACAAAAAGTTTCCAACGTCAAATTGACCGTAATATCTTGGTTTACCCGTGACGGTGTAATCAGGATGATAGGTTTCTAAAAAAGACAAATCTTTGAATTCAAGAAAGGTTTTTTTACCATCCACGGTAATAGACACAGAAAAAGGAGCTAAAAAATCACTGGGCGCTCCGAGATATTGAATGCCTGTCGTCATAGCACCCTGCAAATTACGCATAAATAAATTTAATTGAACGTTTTTTAAAATCCGTTCTTCGGTGTTCTTAATAAAACGCGGTAAATTATTTACAAAAGTAATTTCAGAGTTTTCTGTAAAATCCTGAATCGCCTGTTTTAATTCGTCATATGTGTAACTCATGGTGTGTTCGCTTGGCCTCCCATTCCACTATGGTTGGTGCAATAATAATACAATGTTGGAGCGCCAGAGGCCACTGTAATTTTTGTATAAGCCCCTGCACTTCCCGGAGTTCCTGTTGTAGTTACACCCGTGGTGTACTCTGTACCACCTCCGTGCGTACCATTTGCAGTTGTGCTAAAGCGTAAGGGATGTGTGCCATTGGTTGAGTCACTTTGGTCAAACCAATATGTTTCACCTTCATTTAATGTAAGCGTTGGAGATACAGATCCATCAATATAGAATTTATTACCTGTTCCGTAAGCATTTGTGCCTGTAGCAACAGTGACAGCATAATTTGTAACATTAGAGGTGACTGTTACAGAGCCGACTGAAGAAGAAGCCGAAATACCTGTAGGAGCAGCTATAACGTTTGCTATCAAGACAGTTACAGTGCCGACTGAAGTAGTGCTGCTTGATCCTGTAACCGAAACGGATACTCCTTCTTCAACGGAGGCGGTTCCAACAGATCCAGTCAAAACGGTAAATCCTGAGATTGAAACAGTAACAGAAGAAGGTAATATAACATCGACGTCTCCAACCTCTCCTGTAGCCTCGTTTCCTAAAATTTCTGGGAAAAAAATTGTGACAGTTCCAACTTGACCCGTGCCAACTAAATCATTTTCTTCAGCAATACCTTCGAGAGTTTTGAAACCAACAGGATTAAATCCGTATTGCATTGACCGCTGACCGCTTAAATCTTGCTCTGGTCTACTGTCAACTAAAGCTTGTGGATCTGAAACTGTTCTAAAAGGTCCTAATTGTGGATGTTTTGGTTCAAACTCATCGGGACCAACAAGCAAACCATTCCACTCGCGCCTCATCAGTCGGTAAGGATATTGAAACCCAGACCGGTCGGAAATAGCTAAAGCATTTTTTCCGGAGGCAAACTTACTCATTAGCTCACCCTAAAATACTGAAAATCAGGAACAACATTAAAATTTGATCTGTCTCTATCTTCTGTTGCAGCCCGTTCAAACTCTTCTTCGTAAACGGCTTTGAGCAATTGAACCCTGTTTGGAGCCCTTTTAAGGGCAAGATAGTAAGCTAAACCTGCGGCCAAACACGGGTAAAACCTGAAAGGCATATCAAGAGTGTTCGTGAAGTCATCAGCGTCTTGTATTCTTGTTAATGCATCAAAATGAATGACGTCGGTGCTGTTTTCAGGGACGGGCCAAAGCTTTAATTTTGGAGTAAGCTGGCGGTCGAGGAAAAATTGATTTGGCCTACCTTCTGTAGTTTTTGTAGGAATTGCCAGATACTCGTCACGGCTTAACCGTTCTAATTGAAAGTCTGTACCGTCCCTGCGGACGACAACAGATAAAATATCTATTACGTCCGTCCCAAGATCATAATTACCGGTGCCAGATATTAAAGTTAACGTTCGCTGTTTAATAGTCCATTGATTCAAGCCTCGATTAGCCCAATCAGCTAGAAGTAAGTTTAAAGAACGATTTGCGGACTTTAAATCATAGCCGGTGCGGACTTCAAGCCCACACCGCTCAAAGGCTTCTTCAATGTAGTCAGCTACATCTAATTCAAAATCTGTGCTTCCCGATGTTGCCATTTTACTTCTTCTTCTTCACTGCTCCGCCACGACGCATTTTCTTTACCATGCCGCCACCGCGCATTTTCTTTACCATGCCGCCGCCACGCATTTTCTTTACCATGCCGCCGCCACGCATTTTTTTGACGCCATTTTTCTTACGAGGTTTCATTGCCATTTGTCAGTCTCCTATATAGGTTTTCACGACGATTATACGTTTCAGAAACGTTATAATCACTTCCATAGCTATTATAATAGCCTCTTTTATTTAATTTGTCTGCTGCTACTTGCAATTTAGATAGTCTTTGAACAAAAATCATAGAATATTCGACCTCTGTTACTGGTTCGAAGTCAACTTCTTCTTCGAAATCACTGGGTTCATCGTCTGGATGGAATCCCATTACCCATATATCTTTATCAATAAACATACCCTCTGAGATTGCCGTATTTAGGTCATCAAGATAATTATGAAAATCATCAGAGTTTTTTTGATTGTTTAAATCTATTATAATTGCCAAATCAAAACCATCTTCAAACTGCGATATGGTGCTATATAAAGTTTGATAATGCGGCTCATATTTAAATAAAATGGCTACTTTTTCGTCTATCAAAGCCTGTTTTGCATAAGGACAAGCGGGCAAATCGTTAAAAAAAGGACTTGGCTTTTCCAAAACTTCTGCGGTCCATTGCGTAATTTCATCCACAATTTTCTTTTCAACGCTATATTCAGGAAAAAAATGCCGTACATTCATGATTGAGACACAGACCCAGACGTTCTTTTACGTCTGTTTGACATTACCATGCCGCAACCTCTGGCTACGGCCGTACCTTTTATAGATTTTCCGTTGAAGGGGCGTTTTGATTTTGTGTTTGGCACGACTCCGCCTAACGCCATCTTAACCGTTGCAGCTTTTGTGTTAGAAACAACCTTTTTACCCTTTGCACCCTCTCTTTTTTTCTTTTGTGCAGTAGATTTGCGCTCAGATTTGCTTAAACTCTGCGCTTTTGAACGCGGTAAACAGCGATCTGGTCGTTTTTTGTTTTTTGATGTGCCACAAGGGCCAGCAATGTTGCCAGAACTGTCTATTCGGACCCAATCTTGATCTAACCAATCTTGTAATTTGCCCATTATCGGCCCTTTCTCTTACCACCCTTCGACTTTTTGGCGTAATTAGGGTCTTTACAGTATTTTGAGGCCGCTAAATTAGCGTAAGCGCTTGGATACGTGTCAAAAGTCCGCTGCGCCCAAGCTTTGCCCTCTGGACAAATCTTACTGCCTTTACTTTTTGAAGAAGCCTTCTTTGATTTTCTTGAATAATTTGACATTAGCACTTCCACCTTTTTCTTGCTTGTCGCAATCGTGAATTAGGATTTTTAGCTGCTTTTGGAAATTTTTTCATTTGACCTGCGGATCTAGCGCAAAATGATTTACGCCTTTTCGCATCCTTACTCCCGCGTTTTACCTTGCCTGTCACAGCCGTTTTTAATTTTGAGCCGGGGTTTTTTCTTCTGTAAGCGGCAACCCCAGCCTTTGTCATGCCCGCCCCCTTGCTTGTGGGGCGAAAATTCTTTTTATTACGCTTTGGCATTTTATCACGTTTGCGCTCTGCCATATCCGTGACCTTAATTAAAGAAAAACGTAACCGCTGTTATGTTTGTAAGGACAGATACATTAATGTCACTCACTCTAATACCATTTGAAGGAATATTAACCGAATGGGTGTCAGATGCATTAAAATCCAGATCAAGAACGGTTGCCCCGCCATTACCGTCGGTAACGGTAAGGCGAGGTGTTCCAGAAGCCGTCTTCAATTGTATCTGACGAATACGCGCAGGACCAACACCAACAGAGCCAGTGCCCGTAACGCGTTTTGCTTTTACATCAGAATCAGACATTTATCTTTTCCTTTACGCTACGTCGTCAAGTAAGGCTGCCACTATGCATGTTGCAGTTGCTGCTGCCGCCG